ATGTCTGATGCAACAGCTACAGCTAGAGCTACTGCTTATTGGACAGAAGTACTAGATATTATTCAACAAGGTACAGCATCTGCTGATCCACTTACATTTACTGATACAGGAGTAACTCTTAAAACTACAGCTCGTACAGAGTTACAAACTAACAGAACAAACATTATTAATGCACTTACATCTTGGATCTCAACAAACTATCCAAATCACAACTACAGTGTAGAAATTTGTGAAAGAGATACAGGTCGTGTTATTGATGCTATTAGTTACGACATTCAGTACGGTGGTAACAGTGCTTCATATGAAGCAGCCAAAGCATACTTTGAAGGTTATGCAGAAACACTTCCTGTTGCACAAAGAGACATTTCTGTAGCAGCATTTGAACAACTTTCAACTATTGCACAAGGTTATATGTCAGGTGCAACAGAGCAAGCTGAAGCAGATACGCTGATTAGAATTGTTTCAAAAGCAATTGAAGCAGGTACAACTATTGCATTACCTACAAAAACATATCCAGACTATAGTTGGGCAGCAGCAGGCATTCAAACTGACGCTGATACACTACTTGCAGACACAACCGTTGTTCCTGCTACACTACAATATGTAACAGATACTTACAGCACATTTGAATATAATCACGCAAAATGTTCAAGAGACATTGGTTATATTGTTGACGGCTTAGGTTATGACTTATTGTTTGGAACTACATTTAACTCTTTAAAATCAGGTATGGCATACCACAGAGGATTGGCATCAAACGCAGTAGTTTTAGCTGATCAATTAGAACCGTCAGTTGCTGCACTTGATGTTGTTAGAGAAGAAATTAAAGAAATTACTTCGAAAACTCAAGCAGTAAAAGATAGAACTGCACAAATTCTTGATATTTTAGTTAACGATACTACACCTAGTTCTTACACAATTACTGATCCTACTAACTATGACACAGGATTCTTTAATGCACGTAGACTAGTAGTTGCTAACAAAACTTTCATACAAGATGAAGTTGAAGCATATATGACTGACAACTACAATGCACTTTGGACAAGTTTAAGTGTAGATGATCAGAACAAATGCACAAGAGATATTGGCAAAATTATTGATGCACTAGAATACGATCTAACATACAGAGGCAATTTAGAAACTATTGTTGCTGCAAGATCTTATTACGTTGATGGTATCTTCCAGGAGCCAAGTGATCAAAAAGCAGCAGCGATTGCTGTACAAACTCGTATTGCAGACATCATTGATGATATTGCAACAGGCGTAGCAATTACTAAATCTGCAAGCAATGTAAGTACACAAGATACTAGCGGAACAGCCGGTAGTGCAGGTGCAGCAGCATTTGCAGCTGACAGAATTACAGAAATCAAAAATACAATTGATACTGGATTGCTTCCAGCACTTATTACTCCGTCAGATGCGTGGACAGATTCTGCATTACAGACTTTGAAAGATATTATTGATCAAAGATCTAGCGTTATTCAAACAGGTGCGATTGCATACATTAATGAGTTATATCCTAATTTAACTTATGACGAAACTAAGTGTGCAAGAGATGTTGGTTATATTGTTGACGCAATGTCATATGACATTTTATTTGGAAGTGATTTCCGTAGCGCACAAGCAGGTTTAGCATATCGTAGAGGTATTACTTCAACTGAAGTTGTTGTAAATAATCAACTTAACGCTACTGTACAAACAATTGAATATATTGAAGAGCAGTTATTAGAATTAACTCTGAGTGTTCTTACAAGTGAAGGTTCAAAGGCTCCGTCTAACAGAGCATACGATCTTACTATTGGAATGCAAACAATCGTTCAAAATGGATTAGACTCGTTACCACCTACAGTGTTCCCAGCACATAAAGAATGGGGTACCGCTGAATATGCAAACACTGCATATGCTTCAGCAAGTAACACAACTGGTAACACAGAAACATTTAATTATGCAGCAGCACAAATTGTTGCAAACCACGATTTCATTCAAGATGAAATCCGTCAATGGTTAAATGATCCTGCTAACGGTTATGACACTCTATGGAACGACTTCTCTGCAAGCGCACAAGATGCTTGTATTAGAGACGTTGGTTATATCCTAGATGCACTACGTTACGACTTAACTTACGGTGGTAATACACAATCATTGATTGCAGGTGCAGCATACTTTACAAACTTTGTATTAAACATTGATAGTTCAGAGATTGCTGCAACACTAGCAGCATATGCTAGAATGAAAACTGTTATCGGTGAAGTTATTGCAGAAACAACAGTAACAACTAGCCCAGGTGTAACAGAAACGCAAGATACTAGCGGTACTCCGGGTAACGCAGCATCGATTGAATTTGCCCAAGATAGAGTTGACGATGTTTTAGATTGGATTAACAACTCTGCTCCAAATGCAACTATCGAAATTGCTACAGACTGGGGTGCTAAAGAAAATGTTGATGCATACAATCGCATTGTTGATCGTAGATACGAGATTGTAGAAGATGTTGTGTTCTGGGTAGAAAAGTTCCATCAAGAACTAGAATATAACCAAGATACTTGTCGTAGAGATGCAGGCTTAATGGTTGATGCTATTGCACGTGATTTGGCAACAGGATCAAACTTTGCAACTACTAAAGCAGGTATGGCATACTACAGACAAACTACATCAGCACAAGAAGTAGTTAGTAATGAACTAGCAGCAACAGTAGGCTCAATTAACTTCTTAGCAGAAAAAGTAAGAAGAATTGCAGCAGTTAGCCCAAGTGCAGCAATTGAATTAATTATTGATGATATTACTGGCTACATTAACGGTGGCGAAACTCCAACTGCTAAATGGGTTTCTAATGCTTCTTCAGATGCAAATGATGTTGCAGCAGCTTCTATTATTTGGGAAAATAAGAAATTTATTCAAGCAGAAGTTGTAGAATATATTGCACAAAATTATCCTACACTAGATTATGACACTGCTAAGTGTAAGCGTGATGTAGGATATATTGTTGATGCATTAAGATATGATCTAACATACGGTAGTTCTTCAGCTACATTAGAAGCAGGATATCAGTACTATCTAAATAGAGCAGCCGATGGCTTGCAAATTCCACAAGCAGAACAGCAAGCAACACTTGATGCATATGACTATATGAAACAGATTGTTAATGGCTTAGCAGTAAACTCAGTTTCAAGTCCAGGAGCACTCCAAGACGTTGTAGATCCTGTAGTAAGAGACGAATTGCAAACTGTAGGCGATGCAAATAGTGTTGTAAGAACTGAAGAGTTGATGACAACACTTTACAATGTTGTAAGAGATGTAACCGACATTGAAGAGCTTGTAGTTACTGATATTACAAGTAATGTTCTAACTATGTCAGCGGCGCACGGACTTAAACTTGGCGATACTATTACATTTGCAGGATTAAATGACGGCACATCATACTATATTAAAACAGTACCGACTACAACTACATTTACTATTTCAGAATATTTCAATGGTCCGGTAGCAGCATTGGCTGATTTTCCTAATGCTACAATTCCAGCTTATCCTGTAAGAAATGGAAACTTAGCAAGTGTTGATTCGACACTTAAACAACAGTTTACAAACTTAACAGGTTCAATGACTGCAATTAAAACAGCAATTACTGAATATATTGCAGAAAACTATCCTACACTAGTATACGATAGTGCTAAATGTGAGCGTGACGTTGGTTACATTGTAGAAGCTGTTGGTAAGGATATGATGTTAAACACTAACTTCTTAACTACAGTAGCAGCACAATCATACTACAGAGGAACACAAGCTGAAAAAGTAATTGGTCCGCAAAAAAATGCAACTGTACAGGCTTACAGAGAATTAAAGAATAAAATTGGAACTTATGTAAACGGTAGTGCTCTTGCATTAAAACGTACAAATGCATTAATGGATATTGTTATCAATATGCTAGATAAAGGTAATGGCCAGACTCCGGAAATTACTGGTTCAATGACTTACTTTAATGATAGAGAAACTATTAATGCTGTAGACGTACTAAAAGCAAACAGAAACTTCTTAGCAAACGAAGCAACTGCTTGGATTAAATCACAATACGGCGGAACAGTTAATGACATTAATGGATCTCCAGGTACAATTACATTTACAGCAGCACATAATCTAGCTGTAGGCGATCCAATTAAGTTCGATGACAATGCGTTTGGTGACGTAGAAGCAGGAAAAACATATTGGGTAACTAATGTAGGTTCTGCAACTACAGTTGAAATTAGCGACGAAAAAGACGGTGAATCACTAACATTTACAGGCGGAGCTGGATCAAGTGTTGCAACATACTCATTTGATGAAGCAGCGTGCCGCAGAGATATGACACGTTACATTGATTCAATTGTATACGATTTACAATATCCAGGTAACCACAAGTCTTGGAAGTCAGCAGAACTTTACTTAAACGCTGTAAACGGATCACTACGTTCAGATATGTTCCACGTAAGAAACGCTACAGGTGTACGTAATATGACTGTTAACGGCTTACGTGGTAACTTAACAGAGCTAAACTCCTTTGGAACAAGACGCCCAACAGCAGGCGCATATGTATCACTTGATCCAGGCTTTGGTCCTTGGGATACTGAAGCGTGGGTAACTAACAAATCTTGTTATGTACAAAACGTAACAACATTTGGTACAGGCTGTGTTGGTTGTAAGATCGACGGTGCGTTACACGCAGGTGGTAACAGATCTATCGTTTCAAACGACTTTACACAAGTACTAAGTGATGGTATTGGTGTATGGTGTAGCGGTAACAACTCGCTAACAGAGCTTGTATCCGTGTTTGCATACTACAACTATTCAGGTTACTTAGCAGACTTAGGTGGACGTATTCGTGCTACAAACGGTAACTCATCTTACGGTACTTACGGTGTTATTGCTGAAGGTACTGATACTGGCGAAGAACCAATTACAGCAGAAGTTGACAACTTATCACAAGATGCAGTAATTGCAAATGTTGTTACAGATGGTGAAGAACAAGTATTACGTTTTGAATATTCAAACGCTGGTAGAGATTACACTAACGCAGAAGTTGCAATTAGTGGCGCAGGCTTTAATGCAGCGGTAGTACAAGACGAGTTCAGAGACCAAGCAGTTATTGAAACACGCATAATTGATTTAGATGACGGTAACGGTGTTGGTGGCGCCGATTATGTATCTGCACAAAACGTTGCACAGGGCGGTGATGAAGTTTCAGCTACATTGGCTGCAACTGACACTGCACTAGGTGGCGCTTATGTAGGTATGAACGTACAACTTACCGCAGGTACAGGTGTAGGCCAGTACGGTACTGCTATTGAATTTAACAACGGTACTAAAGTTGCTAAAGTTTATAAACCAAGTGTAGGTCCGTTCACAATTACTGATACTAACGCAACAGGTAATGTTGTAACAGTGACAGGACCTTGGGAACAGCTATATGTTGGAATGCCAGTTTACATTGCAGGCGATGTTGGTAACTTAGTAGAAAATGATCTATACTATATCATTACTAACAACTGGGACGGTACTTTTGTATTAAGTGATAGCGAAGGCGGCGCAGCATTTACACTAACAACTACAACAGGTCAAAGTGTAACAATGTACGAAGCAGGTTGGGATAATGTTCGCCCTGGAACACCTCCAGCAGCAAACTTAGACTTAACAACTGGTTACAGAGTCGAAGCAGCAATTGATTATCAAGAACCTGGCTTTACACAAAGCGACACTACAATGGCAACTACGCAAGACTTTGGCGCATTTAATTATGCATCAAATAGATTTATTGCATTGCCAGTAGGTGCTACACCAACTAACTACTCGCTAGACGGCACAACTTGGGCAGCAGGTGGTACAATGCCAGTAACTGGTGCTTGGAATAAAGTAGCGTTTGGTGGCGGCCAAGGTGCAACAGCAACAGCTATTGTTGGTGGTTTAGGTGGTTCGGGTGCAGTACTTGAAGCAGAACTAGGTGAACTAAACAGCATTGGCTTACCAGGTCCAACACAGATTGCTAAGGTAAATGTAGTTAATGGCGGGCGTGGATATGTAACTGCTCCGACTATTGTGTTTACAGCAACACAAGGCGGCGGTGGCGCAAGTGCTGTTGCTACTGTTAAAGATGGTATTATCCAAGAGATTATCATTACAAGTACTGGTGCAGGTTATGCAGCAGCACCAACAGTAACAGCAGAAACAGACAAAGTTACTGAAATTATTGTTAACTCATATGGTAGAGGATACCTAAGTGCTCCTACAGTAACACTTACTGGAGGCGGAAGCAGCGATCAAGCTCAAGTATCAGCTACAATAAACAATGGTGGTGTTGCAACAATTACAATTGATGTTGACGGTGACGATGACCCAATACGTGGTTCAGGATACACAAGTGCTCCAACCGTAGTAATTACAGATGATGACGCACAATGGGTAGCTATTGATACTACTAGTAACGCAAATGCTTCACTAGCAGCAAGTGCAGCCGCTACTGACAACTGGACAGCAGGCGCAGCACTTCCGGGTACTGCAAATCAAGATATTGCATATGGTAATGGAACGTTTGTAACTGTAGGTGGTGATGGCAGCGGCGGTGCAGCAACATCAACTGATGGTAGTGCTTGGGTTTCAAGAACTATTACTACACTTGCTAGTGGAACTGACTCATTTATTGGTGTAGCATACAGCGCATCAACATTTGTTGCAATTTCAAGAAGTGACGAATCAGCAGTTAGTACAAATGGTATTACTTGGACAGCAGGCGGAGCACTTCCAACAGCTACAGGAGATTGGACAGCAATTGAATATGGTAATGGAAGATTTGTTGCACTAGCTAACTCAGGTGAAGTAGCAGTAAGCACAGACAATGGCGCAACTTGGGTAGCAGCAAATTCAGCACTGAAGAAAGCTGTTGCACAAGTTGGCAATAATATTTGGTCAAATATAAGTTATGGTCAAGGTTTGTTTGTAGCTGTAGGACGTAACTTTGTTGCTACAAGCCAATACGGTCTTGTTTGGACAGAAAGATTTATTGATGGAACTATTGAAGACTTCCAAGGTGTTGCTTTTGGTAACCCAGGAAACGTTCCGGTTTGGACTGTAGGTAACGGTACACAGGCTGCAACAACTGGATTAGCACTTAAACTTAAAACAGGTGCTAAAGCACTAGGTAGATGTACTGACGAAGATGGTGCTATTACAAGCATTAGACTAGCAGAACCAGGATCAGGTTATCCAGTTGGAACAGTATTAAGTTCAACTGCACCAAACACTATTGAAATTGATAGTGCAGATAACTTGTACTTGAACCAGCCAATTGTATTTGTTGGCGCTGACGCAGTTGGTTTAAATAGTGAAACAGTTTACTACGTTAGTGCAATTAGTGGAACAGATATTGAAGTAAGTCTACTAAGCGGCGGAGCAAGTTTTGATATTGAAACTGTTGCTTCTGATGCAATTGGTACTGTAACATTTGAAGCAGGACCAAAAGTAACAATTACTGATCCTAACTCAACAATTGATGCAGCAGTTTGGCCAAGAATTAGAAATGGTGCATTAGCTAACCCAACGTTTACAAACAGAGGTACAGGTTATACAACTGCTACTGCTGAACTAGGCGGTGACGGTAGTGCAGACTTGTATCAGCCAAGTACATTTATTGCAGTACGCGGATTGTTTGAATTACCAGAACCTGGTTCAAACGTTGTATTTGACAACATTGAAAACAGATGGTACAAGTTGGTTACAATTAGTAATGTTATTGGACAACCAGGAAGCTATACAGCAACATTCCAAGTTAGCCCAGGACTAGTAACACTAAATGCTCCGAAAGACGGTACAACAATTACTACAACTAATAAGTACTCGCAAGTACGTCTAACAGGACACGACTTCTTGTACATTGGTACTGGTAACCAAGCACAAACAAACTATCCATACGTAGATATTACTTCTGCAAGTATTGATAGACAACAGTTAAGTAGCGGCGGCGGAAGGGTGTTCTTTACATCAACCGACCAAGATGGTAACTTTAACGTTGGTAACTTGTTTGGTGTTCAGCAGTCCACTGGTACTGCGACATTGGATGCAGACGCATTTAACTTAGCAGGCTTGCAGTCATTGCAACTTGGCGGTATTGCAGTTGGTATTGGATCAGCTGTTATTACACAGTTCAGTACAGACCCGTTCTTTACTGAAAACAGCGACAACATTGTCCCAACGCAACGTGCTATTAAGAGTTACATTACAGCACAAATTGGTGGTGGTCAATCAAGTCTAAACGTTAACACACTAACAGCAGGTGTAATATTCATTGCAAACGATGAAATCACTACAACTAGTGGAGGTCAGCTAAATATTAAAGCGAAGATGAACTTTACAGGCGGTATTGATGGAGCTCCAGTAGCACTTGGATACTTCTTAAGCAGATAAATGGAGAAAAATTAAAATGGCAACAGGAAGATTAGGAGTACAGGACTTAACAGCAAATACCGATGTTACTGTTTATACAGTACCGGTAGGAACATATGCTGTAGCGAATGTCTCAATCACAAACAGAAATTCAACGTCAATTTCAATGAAGTTGGCAATGGCAACAACATCAACGCCTAACGATGAAGAATGGATTGAATGGAATACAGTTATTATTCCAAACGGTGTATTTGAGCGTACAGGTTTAGTTATGCAAGGCGGACTAAATATAGTAGCAAATGTAAATTCTAATGACGTTGGTATAACTGTATACGGCATCGAAACTTCGACAACTTAATTAGACAGGGGAAATAGAGAATGGCACGTTATAATACAGCACCACAGACACTGGAAGTAACAGGAGAAACTACTTTTACCTATGCATTTACAGGGGGAATTATTAGTTTAACTGGTACTCCGGGATATACTGTAACTATGGTAAGTCCTGTATTTTTCCCTGGTAGCAGACAAACATTTTATAATGCTACTAGTGATATGATCACTATCGCTACATCAGCAGGAACTATTACAGGTAACGGTGTTACAATTGGTACTGAGATTGAAATTCCAACAAACTCAACATACCAGTTAACATCAGATGGCACCAACTACGTTCTAACAAGTGCGTTAGCTGGTACTACAGTATTTGAATTACCAGTTACATTTAATAATGTACTAAATGCAGACGGAAAAGTAGAACTTAATCCGTTAGACAACAATGTAGAAATTAAACCAACAGGAACCGGCACAGTAGACGTTAGTCCTCAAAGTTCTGTCTCCATTCAGCCAGGGGCAACAGCTACTATCCGTCCTACAGGAAACTTAATTTTAGCATCTGCGTCAGGAACAATTACACTAGGCGAAGCAGGAAAACCAACAGCGTTTCCAGGTAACTTAGAATTTACAGCAGCAGACCAAACAATTAATATGTCGCCAACAGGAACTGGTAGTGTTACTATTGATCCAGGCGGCAATGTTACTATTGGGGCAGGCGGTACATTAAATATTAGTTCAGATACACTTGGCAGCATTACTAATATGCGCATTGGTGCTAGTAACCCTGCACAAGCAAACTTTACAAGTTTAGGTGCAACAGGTGCAGTAACATTTACAGCAAATACAGCATCATCTAGCACAACATCAGGTACATTAGTTGTAACTGGTGGTTTAGGTGTAAGCGGTGCAATATACGGCGGCAGTTTACAAAGTACTCCAATTGGTAGTACAACTCGTAGCTCAGGTGCATTTACAACACTAGCATCAAATGGCGCAACAACATTTACTGCTAATACAGCAGCAACTAATACAACAACTGGTACAGTAGTTGTTACAGGTGGTATAGGTGCTAGTGGCGCAATATATGCAGGTAGCATTCAAAATACACCAATTGGTAGTTCAACTGCTAATAGCGGTGCATTTACTACACTAACTGCAAACTCAACTGTAGACTTTACAGGCACAACAGATGCTTCAAATAACAGTGGCGACACAGGTACACTACGATGTGAAGGTGGCGCAAGTATTGCTAAACGTGTTTATTCAGGAGGCGGCTTTGTAGGTCCAATTGGTAACGTATCAAGAAGCTCAGGACAGTTTACTACACTAGATGCAACTAGCACAGTTGGATTTTCGCCAGCAAATGCTAACGTAACAATTTCACCAAGTGGCACTGGTACAGCTACACTTTCGCCAGCAGGCGGCGGCTCTATTAACAATATGTCAGTAGGTGCTACAACTGCTTCAACAGGTAAATTTACTTCACTAGAAGCAACTGGTAACTTAGACGTTGCACGTTATATTAGACATACTGGCGATACCAACACATACATTGATTTTGAAGCTGATACAATCAGTTTATACACAGGTGGTAGTCGTGAAATGACTATTAACACTACTGGTGTACGTTTAGGTGACACAGGCAACGGCTACTTCCAACCAGTAAGCGGCAACTACGGTTCAATTCAAATTGACGGTGGAGCACACGGCGGTTGGGAAGGTTATAGCATTGGCGGACGAGTTGTGTTTATGCACGATAATGCAAATGCTACTGGTATTTACGATGATGCAAACAACGAATGGCTGTTCTACGGTGTGTTTAATGCACAAACAGAAATGCGCTACAACGGCGGCACTAAGATTACAACACAAAGTGACGGTGCGCAAACAAGCGGTATTCACAGAGCAACTGGTAACATTATTTCAAACACTTCAGATGCTAGACTTAAGACCAACATTGAAAACATTCCAAACGCACTAGATAAAGTACTATCACTTAACGGTGTAACATATAACTGGAATGAAAACACACCAGATGACTTTGATAAAGAAAAAACAGAAGTAGGTTTAATTGCTCAAGAAGTTCAAAAAGTTCTTCCAGAAATTATTCACGATGCTCCGTTTGATAGAGATTTAGATGGTAACAGCATTTCAGGAGAAGAATATATAACATTGCAATACGAGAGAGTTGTTCCGTTACTTGTAGAAGCAATTAAAGAATTAAAAGCGGAAATAAATAGTTTAAAAGGAGAGGCATAAATGGCAACCTGTTTATATAGTGACGGAATTAGATTTCCAGACGGTACTTGTCAAAGATCACAAGGGCAAGTTGCAGGCGGAATGTTCCAGTGCTACAACACCTGCTTAATATGTAACGGTACTCATAGGTGTCGAGCACACTGCGGACGTTGCGGCACTTGGTCTGCTTGTACTTGTGCGTCAGTAATTACATTTGAAGTATGGAGCGGGGGAGGCTCAGGTTCAGGACACTGCTGCTTTAGCTGTAGATGTGACATTGCTTCTTGTGGCTCATTTGGCGGATACTACGGTCGAAAAACAATTAGAAGAATTGATGGACAATTTGTTCCAGGGTGCGGATACAACTACTGTATTGGCGCTGGCGGCAATGGTACAAACAATAACGGTTGTGGTTGTTTTACTGGTTGTTGTCAAGGACCTAGAGGTTGTGCATCTTGGGTTAGTGGTGCAGGATTATGCTGTACTTGTATGCCAGGCGGCCAAGGTGCTTATACAATTTATTGTACTTGTGAATGTAACAACCAAGCAAACAGAACTGAAGGTTTCTGTAACTTAGGTATTTGTATAGGTTGTAAATGGGATCACGCAGACTTAGGTGGCGAACCAAACTTTTATAAGTCAAGAGGTAACTGTGATTGTAACTCAAGACAACAGTTTACAAGTAAATCATATGGTTTAAACAACCAACACTCTTATTACTTAGGTAACAGTAGAACATACTGTGGATGTGCAAGTTGTTGTAGAGGATTTAGACTTATTGCAATGGGCGGTATGAGTAATATGAAATCTTGGTGTGGTAACTTTATATGTTTCTGCTTAGGAACACCTGGTATGCCAGGATTAGTAAGAATTACTTGGAGTTAATGATATGGCAACAATAGATATAAAAACAAATTTAGGTGTTGAAATTGATGACATTGAAATGACTGACGAGCACGGTACTGAATGGATTAAAGTTGAATACAGTTATGAATGTCCAAATGACAACTATTTAGATGGTTGGGATAATACAGACACTATTGAAACTGTGTATATTGGTCCAAAGTATCTTTACTTTTTTGCAGACAAGGAAACTGGACAGTTTGAACGTGTATATAGAGATTTTGAACTTCCAGACGAGGTTCAATTTGAACCAGCCGAAGAAACAAGTTTAATTAAATTTGATTGCGCTGAAGATCCCCTAGCAGCAGAAGTGTTAAGTGATTATCATAATAACTTTATGGATGCTGAAGATTATATACACGAAGTTGGTCAAAAAATTATTGAATCACCACCGGGTTATGAAAACTTTGAATATCCTTATCCTATACACCCAGATGAGTTATATTGTGATCAGCGTTCTTACTGGGATTTTGAAACTAAAAAAATTGTATTAGTAAAAAATACTATGGAAGACATAATTGGTCCAGCTCCAACCTGGGTTCAAATTAGAGAACACAGAATGAAGTTACTTGCAAATACTGATGCACAATACCTTGCATTAAAGGCATTAGGCGACAGTAAAGCAGACGAAGTCGCTGAGTTAGAAAGGTATAGACAGTTACTAAGAGATCTTCCTCAAGCAATGGAAGATGCAGGAATTCCACAAATTCTTGTAGATTCAATGCTTCCTAGAACAACATTAATTGATTTTGGTGAAACTGATTACGACGAGCCAAATACTTAAAATAAAATTTTAAGAAGATAAATGAAGGCAGTTCTTACTGCCTTTATTTTTGAAACCACTTTTGTAATTGCACAAATAAGTGTACTATAAATATTTTGTAATTACAAAAAGGTACCTTAATGACACGATCAACAGCATTTTTTATCAACGGCGGCGCAGGCCGTGTTGTAACATCAATACCTGCCTTTGAATTGTACGAAAAAGAAAATCCTGATGATGATTTTATTATTGTATGCGAAGGTGGTATGGATTTTTACAAAGGACATCCTACACTTCACAAACGTGCATACGACACTTGGCATAAAGGATTATTTGAACAATTTATTAAAGATAGAAATTGTGTAAGTCCTGAACCTTATAGAGTCTGGGAATACTATAATCAAAAATGTAGTATTGCGCAAGCGTTTGATATTGAAATCAATAAAAAAGGAATTCGAGAACTTCCTTCGCCGACTATTAATCTTAGTAAAGCAGAACTTGCACAAGGCAAGTCAGTTGTTGACGAGGTTAGAGGCGTTACAGGATTTGATAAAGTAGTTGTTATTCAGCCATTTGGTAGAGGAGTTGAACAAAATTTAATTGATCAAACGTCAAGAAGTTTTAGAGTTGAAGATATGCTTGCTGTAGCAAATCAATTAAAACAAGAATATGGTGTTATTATTATGAGTGAAATACACTTAGATCTGTATGAAGAAAATCAAAATGAAACACCATTAGCGCAGCCTCAAATTCCTGACTTAAGAATATGGTCTGGTGTTATTGCAGAAGCTGATCATTTCTTAGGCTGCGATAGTGTAGGACAACACGTAGCAAAGGCATTAGGAACAAAGGCAACAGTTGTTACTGGCAGTACTTTTCCAATTAATACGTCTTATGTAAATGATAAAGATGTTACAATTTTTGATATTGGAGACGGTAGAAGAGTTTACAGTCCTATTAGAGTTAGTTTAGAAGAAGAGCCTGACAGAATTAATGACAAAGCTATGAATATGAGTAAAGAACACGTTAATGATATTGTAAAATCAATTAAAGAACAAACAGGAAAATCAAAAAGAAGTGCGCCAAGGCCGCCTGCAGAAATGCAGCAACAAGATGGTCAAGTTTGCCCAACGCACGGCGTAGTTCATCAAGGAGGTCACTAATGAGTTTGTGGATTGCTGGTGTTGCAAGAGGACACAATGCAGGAGTATGTTTATTAAAAGACGGCGAAATTGTTTTTTCTATAGAAGAAGAAAGACTTACCCGTAAAAAATACGACGGTGGTCCTTTAGCATCTATTTTAAAAATTTTAGAGTACACAGACAAGCTAGACTATATGGTAATTTCTCACACACAGGAATTAAATGATACTGCCGGGCGACTAGACTACACAAATGAAGATATATACACAGGTCTTGCTAGAAAGGTAGGACTAATTGAAGACGGACATCCTTGGGATAGTCATCCACAAGTTATCGATGTTGCAAAGCTGCATCACAAAATGCACGCCAGTTTAGCATTTTATAGATCAGGATTTGAAGAAGCAACAGCAGTAATTATTGACGGTGCAGGAACTTGTTTTCCAATTGATATGCAAGGTGAACCTAGATATATGTGGGAAACTGAAACTATTTACAAATGCTCTTATCCTGATAACATTCAAACATTATATAAAACACTAGGGTGTAAAGACTATTTGCCTACTATTGCAGAAGAAGGACCTGACACTGACATTTTTGGAAACAATACAGGATCTTATCAAGCATCATTATCAGATAGAGCAGGAATTGTAAAATGTTACGAAGCGGTTACTGAGTATTGCGGATGGGACGCTATCGAAGCTGGCAAAACAATGGGATTATTTCCATACGGAAAAGAAAATCCTGAAATTCCAGAAGTGTTTGACAGTAATGCAAGTTGGCCAACTCCGTTAAGTAACAGAAATTTGTTTATTCCTAGATATCCAAATGGATCAATTGTTAATGAATCATTATATGAGTTTTTAAGAGAGCGTCCAGAGACCCGAGGTGATGCAACTCTACTACAAAATAGAAGAGATTTAGCATACGCTATCCAAAAACAAACACAAAAAGCAGCAGCAGATGTTATTCGATTTGCTGTAGAAATTAGTGGTTGTAAAAATGTAGTAGTTAGTGGCGGCTATGGCTTAAATTGTGTTGCTAACTATTTTTACTTAAAAGAGTTAGAAGAAGAAGGAATTAACATTTACGTTGAACCAGTGTCTAATGACGGCGGCACCGCAATGGGTGCAGCACTTTGGGCATATAGAAGTATTACTAAAGATACTGAAGTTTATCCACAAGCAGAAACTGTATACTTAGGTCCTGAACAAAATATTACTATCGAAGATGTTAACAAATTATGCGAAGAATATGGAGCAGAGGTTACTGATGCAACAGACGAAGATGTTGTTGATTTAATTACTAGCAGAAATATTGTAACAATTTTTCAAGGACGTTCAGAAAATGGACCTAGAGCATTAGGTAATAGAAGTATACTCTATGATCCAACAGATCCAGACGGTAAAGATTTTGTTAACAGTGTTAAACATAGAGAATATTTCCGTCCGTTTGCAGGTAGTATTTTAGAAGAAGATGTACACGAATGGTTTGACCTACGAGGTATGAAATCTTCTCCTACAATGATGTATGCTGTAAACTGTCAACCTGGTATTGAAGAAAAGATTCCTGCTATTATTCACGTAGACGGAACGTGTCGAATTCAAACAGTAAATGAAGAACAAAATCCTAATTATTATAAATTAATTAAAGCATTTAAAAATAAAACAGGATGTCCTATTGTATTCAATACAAGTTTTAACTTAGGTGGAGATCCGTTAGTTGAAACATTAGAAAATGCATTTTATACTTTAGGAAAAAGTGATATTGAATACTTATATTTGCCAGAATTAGGAAAATTAGTAAAGGTAGAAAATGTTTGAATTAGTATTTGGTAGTTTAATTTTAAAAACTAAAATGCCTAATCACGAAAAAATTAAAGAAGCATTTATGCCTCATTTAAATGATCCAGAAGCATTTGGAAAATCAGATAAATGGGATTGTGATTGCGACACTACAATTCATCACGAAGATCTTAATCAAAAATTGCCTTGGCATTTATTTTACGAAAATATACAAGGCGTACTAGGACCATACATACAAGAAATTGGTTTAAAACAAGAATTTCATAATAAGATACATTCGTATGCTTGGGCAAATAGATATCATAAAGGACAGCATCAAGAGATACACGCACACAGCGGAGATAACAACATTATTAGCTGTGCATATATGTTAGATCTGCCTGGAGAAAATACAGTTGAAAACAGCGGCAAGTACGGACAGTTTATCTTTTATGATGGAGGGTCAGAACCTTTTAGTCCTGGTAATATGCATTTATTTAATGAACCTGAAAGATGGACTAAAAGACATAATCCGTTTTTAGAAGATGGAGATATTGTTATGTTTCCTAGCACACTAGAACATTATGTTACTTGGAATAAAAGTGATACTGTTAGATCGTCTATTAGTGCTAACTTTAGAATTTTAGAAGATTAACGATCTAAATAATCTGCAAACTGAGAAAGATCATCAAAAACGATGGTCTTTTTCTTTATTTTTTGATTAGAAAATTTATTTAATTCTTTTAGTGTTTCTTTACCGTGTCCAGTAAGCACTAACACAGGTTTTGCACCCATTTTAAATGCAGCCTTTAGATCACTAATTTTGTCACCTACAAAAAAGCCTTTTGAAAATTTAATAAAAGGCATTTCGTCTTCGCAACGTTTAAACATACCTGTGTTAGGTTTAGCGTAATTGTCTGCTCGCAAACTTGACTCACTATAATATAGCGCATCAATACTAGCACATCCTGCTTCTCCTAATAGTTGAAACATATAGTCGTGTACACGTTCTACATCGTCAGGTGTATAAATTCCTTTTGCAATACCGCCCTGGTTTGTAATTATTGCAATTTTATGCCCAAGACGTCTAATTTTTGCAACTGCTTCTAAACTACCTGGAATAGGTTCAAAGTCTTCAACACGATATGTATATGTTCCTTTGTCAACATTAATTACACCGTCACGATCTAACCCTACAACAACTTTAGGTGCAATGTTGTGTACGGTATCATAGTATGGAATTTCTTCAGGCTTTGGAGTATTGCTCCAATTAATTTGACTTTGTGTTGGTTGTTTTTTAGGAGCATTGCCCCACATATTATAAGACATTTATAATCCTACATTAAATGCAATAGTTGTTCTAATAACATCTTTGCGTTTAGTTATAACCTTGTGTTTTAAATAAGACGGGAATAAAATCAATTTGCCTTTTTCTGCTTTAATATCTAACTGGGCTTGAAAGTAAGGTTTATTTGGATCATCGTGTTGTACATATTCTGCAACAGTATTAGGATTATACATACGAATATATCCAGCGTTTTCATTTGCACGTAGCCAATAAATTCCGCTAATACCGTCAATTCCGTGACCGTGCATATCGTGGCCTTCGTCGTCCTTGTAGTCTTGCGTCCAATAATGCAATCCTTCGCCGGTCTGTATACTAGTTGCTTCTTTGTAATGTGCAATGCACTTGGTCCACTCGTCAGTTAATTCGGGCGCAAGTTCGTGATATAAAATTTTAGTTTCCCAAAAATCTGATCTACGGTAATCGTATTCATCACCGTTATGTTCTAACTTGTTTAACTCTGGAGTTAGTCGCACTTCAAGTTCGTCAGCTAATTCTTGCGGAATGTAATAATGCAATATAGGAACGGCAAAATGATCTTTAATTTCCATTTGATTCCTCAGCTAATTTTTGAGAATCTCCTGGACCAATTCTATAATTATCTTCAACACTATCCGGAGTACTTACTTCTGTTACACTTCCTTCTTTAGTTAAACAAATAAGTTGATGCGGTTGTAATGGCGGATTATGCCAAGTAGATCCTTCTGCAAGTTCTTGCTCATATAATTTAGAATCTTTCGTATCAATCCATTTCACTTTAAATTTGCCACTGTTAACAAACCAAGTCTCATCTTTTTCTCTATGGAAATGCATACTAGTTTGTGCCATTTCTCTTGTGAAGACCATAATCTTTCCACAGTATTTGTCATTAGTTGCCCATATCATTTCGTAGCCCCATCCTTTTTGGTCTACACCTGATTTTCTAGTTGGCTGCTGTTCCATTTACGTATTCCTCTACTGTTGCAAAGTTAATGCTTGTAACTTTACTTAATTTTTCTATATCTGCACAAGTATATTCTTGATACTGCGATTTTAAATGCTCAGGCATTGGAACATATTTAATTTCTGCATTATATGTTTTTGCAATTAGTTCTGCAACTTTTTGAAAACTTTCTGTTTTACCTGTACCAATGTTATACAATCCAGGTTCTTTGTTTTCAAGTAGTTGTTTGTGTGCTTCACATACATCACCTACAAACACAAAATCTCTTTCATACTTGTCACTGTTTTCAAACAATGCAATAGTACCTGTTTCTTTTGCTTGTTTAATAAATTTTGTTAATGGACTTGCTTGGTCTCCTTTATGATCTTCTAACGGACCATATACATTAAAATAACGGAATCCTTGAATTACAACATTATGTTGTTGCTGCCAAACCCAGCGGTCAAACAAATACTTGCTCCAGGCATATGGCGATTGTGGTAGTTTAGGATCGTCTTCATTAAACTTTTCATAAGGACCGTATACGCTTGCACTAGAAGCATATTGAAAATTTACACCTTTTGTATTACACTGATTGTATAACCACTTACTGAACTCGTAATTTTGTAGCATTACTTTATCAACATCTCGTTCTGCTGTGCTTGAAATAGCACCAACGTGAATTACCCAATCAAATCCTTCAACTTCTGGCAAATGTTCTTCTTGCCAATCGTAGCCAAATAACTCGTGATCGTTTTGAAGATAAAAGGTTAAATTTTGACCAATAAATCCTTTGTGTCCTGTAATTAAAATTTTCATTCTTGTGCCTCTAAAATTCTTGTTGTGCTGTATCCTTCTACTGTAGGCACAATATGCACAGGTGCTAAGTCGTGTCCTACAATTTCTTCTACAGTATAATCACCACCTTTAACAATTAGGTCTGGTTTTAAATTTTGAATTAATTCATATGGAGTGTCGTTATCAAAAACAATAACTTCGTCTACATACGGAATTAATAGTAACTGTTCCATACGTGTTTCAACGTTGTTAAACGGTCTTAGAGCGCCTTTTAAACGCTTTACGCTGTCATCGCTGTTAAGACCTACAATTAATTTATCACCTAGCATCCGAGCTTCTTTTAGCAATGTAAGGTGTCCTTTGTGCAGTACATCAAAGCAACCATTAGTAAAAATAACTTTTTGCTGCAAATCTTTTTCTGTTAAAATATATGTACCTACGTGCTTTACTGATTGTGTTGATCCGCTAACTGCAATTTCTAATGCTTTTTGATAATCGTATCCTTTAGTAAGTGCATAAACAAATGCTGCTAAGAAGCAATCTCCTGCTCCTGTAACATCTGACACTTCTACAGGTTCTACTGATACAGTATAATATTCTTTGTCAATTTCTGCTATAACAGGCTTAGATGCATTTGTAGTAATGATATTACCAAGCCATTTTGTAAATCCTAAGCCTTCAAATTCTGAACCATTAGGTTTAACTAACCAAGCACCTTCATAGCAACTTGCGTGGCGCTTAGGATCTACAATTACTTTACAACCAAAACTATTAAGGTGTGCAATAATATTAGTTGAATGTTCTAATACGCCTTTGTTATAATCGCTTAGGATAACATATTCATATTCACTAAAGTCTTTTTCTAATATAGATTTAAGTGCCTCTTGACCGTCAGTAATGTAATCTTCATCAATTCTTGTAATATAATGCCCGTCACAAATTACACGAGTTTTTACACTTGAAGGATTTGATAGATTAAGCATTTTAACATCAACGCCTAAACTTTTTAAGTTTTTAAATACTAAACCTGCACCTCCTTGTGAAATCTTAACGTCTGCTAGATTTACAACCGGTACAGGAGCTTCTGGACTCAAACGTGTGCTTGTTCCATAAATATATTTGTCAGTTATTACATCGCCAATTACTAGAACTTTCATAATAGTATTATACTACCTTTAACTTGTTTAGTCAAGTAAATCTATAACTTCAAAAACAGTTTTTAATTTAGATAAATTAACTTTTTTGTTTAAAGTATTTTGAAGTCCAAAATGTAGCGGCTTTGGCCAGTTGCCAAATTCTACCCAAGCATATCCGTTATGCTCGTCGTTAAGATTTGGGAGGAATTCTTTGTCTATTACACATAGATATGTATGGAAGTGAAACTTAGTATCATTAGACACAAAAGTTTCTAAAGGAATAGTTTTCTTAATTGCTACTTCGCCAATCTCTTCAAAGATTTCACGTTTTAAGCCTTCCCAAGGAGTTTCCTCTCCTTCGTTAGTGCCACCTACTAGACCCCAAACGTCTTTATTCTTACCATTTGCTCTATGTAAAAATAAGAAACGCTTAGTATCGAGAGAATAGAGTAGTGCTCCACTACAAATAATTTGCTTGCTCATACAAGTAATTATGTTAGAAATCTAAAGCCCAAGTACCGTTTGGATATTCACCTTCAAACGATAATATCCATTCGCCCTGGTCAAATTTGTATTGAACACCTGTGTTAAGGTTAGTTGTGTACACTGTTCCGTAAATGCTTACGTCAACGTCTGCATCAAAAACAATTTCCCAGCTAGATCCATTCCATTCTACAATGTCATTTTCACTTGCTACAAAATCTGTGCCGTCTAAGTTTTTCCAAGCATCTGCACCGTCGGCATTTCTTTCGTCACCAATTGGTCCTAGTAATAAAATTCTAGGATTGCTAGATAATCCAAACGATTGAGGATTTGATTTAGTAGGGTCTATAATGTAATCAATTTTACTACGCTCTCCTAACGAACTGCCAATTACAGTATCGGTAGGAATTGTATCATCGTCCCAGTCAATAATTGCTTCTGTTTCGTCAGTAGGATTAATAGCGATTCTGCCAATAATATCATATTCCCAATCTGCACGACTTAGTCTAATAGCAGTAATTCCGGCTTCAAATGTTGACGGGAATGCCTTGACATACGCAGGCCATTCAAACCCTCCTACTACACCATTTTTAACTAATTTTGCTGTATTATTTAAAATAAGTAATTCTGCATCTTGATATGCATTTGCTTTAACATTTAATTGACCTAAAGAATCCTGCCAACGTTTGTCAGTCTTAGTACGAGCAACTTCGCCACTAGGTGCAACAAATATATTTGTTCTTAGATTTGATTCTGTATCAAGACCTACTACTGGTGTATCTTCAAAAACTTTAGTAATAACTTCTGTAATAACACCTAAACGTTTGACTTTTGCAGGCGGACTAATATAAATTGGAGTTTGGAAGGTTAGTGTAGCAACATCAATATCGCTATCTGTTCCAGTAGGAATGCTTCTTGAACTCCAACTAATACTTTCTAAGTTTACAACACTTAAACTAGTCCAGTCTAAATAGTTGTCTGTTGTTTGTATTTCTAAACTTGGATTAAACAATGTAAGTATTTGCTCAACAATTTGTAATTTTTGATCTGTGTTAGTAGTCCAAATATCTACATTAACAGTTAAGTTATATGGAGTTGGCATTAAACGTTCTACAGTGTAGTTTTTGCCTTCTATGTTTAAGTATTCGTTATTGTTTTCGTCAAATGCACGTTCTCTAATGTTAACTTTGTTTACATATGACGAATCACTTGTACGAGTTCTATCCATTTCTAAACCGGTTATATATACACCCATTCTAGGTGCGCTAGGTATTTTGTTTTCTGAGTTGTCTCTAAGAATACTACCTACTTGTCTAGTAATATCTCCATACATAACAGGCACAGTAACTTGTTGGCTTTTACCGTCTTGATATTTAAATCCGCTAAACATTCTTACTAATTGTGTAAGATATCTTCTAACCTGTCCGTCATAAAAATGTTGCATTAGTTGTCTGCCTTAGGTCTTAGTGCTTTAGAAAGTCCTTGACGTTCTGCTACTCTGTTGTTGTAGAAGTTAATAGTCCATTGACCATCGTATTCAATAGTGTCTTGTACTCCTGCAATTTCAGGAAGTGTAATTAAAATTGTATTATCGCTATTAGCAGTAATTAGTCCTTCGCTATTAGCAATTACATAATTTTTTCTGTATATATCATATTTTAATTCTAGATATAGCGCATCAATTGGGAATGCCAATGATGTTGTAATTACAATATCGCCTTCTGTAAGAACAACACTTTGGCTTGCAACTTTTTCATTGTATACATAGTTGTCGTTATTAATAAACGTACCTTTTTGAGTCATTCTAGTATCTGTATTTGTCATAGTCATACGTTCTACATCGTGCATTTTAATCCAACTTGTTCCGTTATATCTAAACAAACGTTTAGGCATAAAGTCTGTTCTTAAAAAATAGTCGCCTTCGGTCGCTGTCACAGGAAATTGTATTCCGTGTCCAAATGTTTCTCCGTTGGGTGCTAAATCGTCACCTAGCAAATATCCACTATATCCGATCTTAGACGGTGGAACTGTTACTGATTCTCCATCTACCTTTGTAATTTGTACATCACTACCGGTTGTTGGATCCGATTTAACTTCTAAATTATAATAATGACTTGTATCATATCCTGATTTAGCTGCATCTGCTTCTGCTTGATTTATAACAGCATCGTTAATTTGCATTTCACGTTCATATGTTGAAAGCATATCTCTAAGAGTATCGCCGTTGTCGTTATCAGCATCAGCTGGTAAATCAAGTATTTCTTTAAATTCTTGACTATCAATAATTTGTTTTAATTTTAATCTGTATAAGTGCGGATACCAAGTAGGACTAAATCCTTCGCTTGCACGGTTAACATCTTCTACAACGTAAAAGCGTTTTAGTGCAACTTTGTAATCGTTGAGTGCATATTCGTCTTTCATATGCGGTAACTCAATTACATCTCCGCTCATAATTTTTCTGCCAAGAGTTTTAACTGAGCTATTAATTGGAATTGTCATAAACAACGTATCATTGTCTAAAAACATACCAAACTGTGATAAGTTAAAATCAACGTCTTGTACATTATAAATGCCACGCATTGTATAAATGTTTGGATCATACTTGCGGTCTCTGTTTTCTAAAAATAACAAGTCTTGTATATTAGTTTCTTTAACAGCATCATATTGAGGCTGATCCGCAGTAGCATTCTCTGCATCTGGATTTTCAGGTCCTAGATACTTGTGAATGTTAATATCTGTACCGCCAATTGTAAACATTTCTGTAATCTGACGATCTAGAAATGCATAGTCTTGGCCCTTTTCTGGTTTGTATAAACTTAATCTTGGCATATACATATTTATTCGATAAATACTTTATGGAGAGATTCGTATGTCACTAGCAACACAAAAACAAGAAATATTCGATTACGTACACGCAATGTTAGGCGGAGGTATGGTTGATGTCGAATTAGATCCGGTACATTATGAAACTGCTTTGAAAAAAGCACTAACTCGTTTTAGACAACGAAGTGATAATGCAGTTGAAGAGTCATATATGTTTATGCCTACTGTACTTGATCAAAACACGTATATATTACCAAACGAAGTAGTTGAAGTAAGACAGATTTTCCGTAGAAGCATTGGCTCACGTAGCGGTGGTGGTGATGGCGGCACATTGTTTGAACCATTCAATATGGCATACACAAATACATATATGTTAGCAAGTTCTAACCTTGGTGGACTTGCAACATACGATTTCTTTAGTCAATATCAAGAACTAGTAGGAAGAATGTTCGGCTCGTTTATTGAATTTAAATGGAATTCTACAAGCAAGCAATTAACAATTCTTCAACGTCCAAGAGCAGAAGAAGACCTATTACTTTATTGCTACAACTATCGTCCAGACGAGCAACTACTTAATGATTATCTAGCAATTCAATGGATTAAAGATTACACACTTGCTGCTTGTAAGTTTATGCTAGGTGAAGCAAGAAGTAAGTTTGCTACTATTGCTGGACCGCAAGGCGGATCAACACTAAACGGTGATGCTCTAAAAGCAGAAGCACAAGCAGAAATGGAAAAACTTGAAACTGAAGTTTCACAAGCAGTTGCAGGCGGTACAGGCTACGGCTTCACTATTGGTTAATGTTAACGCTATAATTTAAGTCTACTGTAAATACAGTATGACATACTTTCAACTCAAAGAAGCTAATCGTTACTACTGGCTAGTCAAAGGTATGCTCATTCCCGAATCTTGGAAAGAAGAAGATATTCTCAGCACATATGAATCTTATTTGAGACGCTTGTGGGGTAACCACGAAAGAGCAGCATATGGTGAGCTAGGGTTTGAAGCGGCCTGGGCACAACGCCAAGCAAAAAAACGGTTGACAAAGATTGCATAATAACATATAATATACAGATACTTTAGGAGTTTCTAATTATATGTTACCAAAATTACTTGTTGTCGGACACGGCAGACACGGCAAAGATACCGTCTGCGAAATGCTTGAAAAATACGGTTATACATTTCAATCAAGCTCAAAGTTTTGTTCTGAGCTTTTTATTTTTAACGATTTAAAAGACAAATACGGATACGCTAACGAAGAAGAATGTTACGCAGATCGACACAATCATCGCACAGAATGGTACAATATGATACACGACTATTGTAAAGATGATTTGGCACGTCTTGGACGCAACTTGTTTGCCCAAAATCAAATATACTGCGGACTGCGTAATAAACGTGAATTCTTTGCAATGCAAAATGAAGAAATTTTTGATTATGCTATTTGGGTAGATCGTTGCGATCACTTGCCTACGGAAGATCCTAGTTCTATGAGTATTGAACAGTGGATGTGTGATTACACTATTGATAATAATGGTTCTTTAGATAGACTAGAAAAAAATGTTGCTATACTAACTAGAACTATTTTTAGAAATCAGGGACTAGGTCACCTTGTTTCCAACGTACACCTTCCTTTTGAAGAACTCGTTGACAATTAGCACAAATTGTTTTTAAGTTACTAGGACGACAGTTCTCTAAATTACCGTCGATATGAAACACATTGAACTGTTCGGGGTGTTTACTTTTAAACCCACACTTTTCACAAGTATCTAATTTCTTATAACCTTTTTGCTCCCATTTAGGTATACCGTGACCTAACCCGTTGCGTAAACAAGTTTCGCATAACTTACGGTAATATGTTTTATCACCTTTTTTGTAGTTTATAGCAGCTGGTCGCTTGCCGCATTTGCATAATGGTCTCATATTGTATTTAGCTCACCTTTTTAGTCCCTTTTTGGGGCGGTTTAACCGGTGATTTTCTATACTGTCTGCTAAATACAAGTAGCAAAACTATCGATTCGTACAACAGGAGAACGACAATGGCATTAACATCACCAGGAGTAGAAGTCAAAGTAATTGACGAAAGTTTCTACACTCCGGCAGAACCTGGCACAACACCAATGATTTTTGTTGCTTCTGCTTCTAACAAGCTAAACGCTAGTGGAACAGGAACAGCACAAGGTACGCTAAAGGCAAATGCTGGTAAACCATACTTATTAACATCACAACGAGATCTTGCAGATACGTTCGGTGATCCACTATTTTACACAGATAACAACAATAACCCAATTCACGCAGGCGAACTGAATAAATACGGTTTGCAAGCTGCTTATTCATATTTAGGCGTTTCAAACAGAGCGTGGGTAGTTAGAGCAGATATTGACCTAGCAGAAATCCAGCCAAGTTCAGACGCACCAGCAGCAACACCTGCAGCGGGTACTTATTGGTTAGATACACAAACATCACAATTTGGAATTCAAGAATGGAATGGCGCCGGCGTTACAACAACAGGCGGTCAAACATTTACAAGCAAAACTCCAATTGTTATTACAGATTCTACAAAATTAACAGACGGAAGTCAAGCAACTAACGGAACAACAGGTAAAACACCAAAAGCAACTGTCGGTGCCATCGGTGATTATGCTGTAGTATTTGGCTCAACTATTGCTAGAATGTTCTACAGAAATGCTTCAGGAACTTGGGTATTAGTAGGTTCAGAGGCTTGGACACTAAGCTGGGCAACAGTACGTGGCAGCAAGTCTAACCCATCATTTTCCCAAGCATCAACTACATTTACTATTAACGGAACAACAGTAACAGTTACAAATGCTAACACAATTGGCGAAGTAGCTGACAACATTGTTTCACTATTTCCATTAGGAAACATTAGTGCAAAAGCAGTTGACGGACGTTTAGAAATTTACAGCGATGGAACAGACAGCGCCGAAGCAGATTCAGCAGCAGTTGGTTCATTAGAAATTAGCGGTGACGCAACTCTATTAGGTGAGCTAGGTATTGCAAGCGGTACTTACTATCCACCAGAGCTACACGTTGACAAACACACTAGAGTTCCTTCATTTAAAGTAAGCGATTCATATCCTCGCCCAACAGGTTCTGTTTGGATTAAAACAACTGAGCCAGGAAACGGCGCACGTTGGAGAATGAAAGTATTTAATGATGCAACTAAACTTTGGGAGCCAATTGACGCACCAATTTTTGCATCAAACGAAGAAGCTTTAAACAGTCTAGATAAGCTAGGCAACGGTGCAAACATTGCAGCAGGCGATGTATATGTACAATCAAATGTAGCAGGTGACTCACAAAAACTAGCAACATTTAAAGTATTCAAGCGTAATGCAGTTGCTCCAACAACAATCATTGGTGCAGCAATTGGTTCAAGCGGTGTTACAGCTGACACTTATAACTTAGGTATTCAAGCAACAGCACCTAACTCAAGTGAACTAACTACAATTACTGTTATTGAAATTACAACTACAGGTGCAAGCACTGACGCAGATTTAATTGCAGAAGCAATTACAAATGCAGGCGTACCATACGTTAGCGCAGAAGTTACAACAGGCAATAAAGTTGTTATTACTCACTCAAAAGGCGGCGATATTAAACTAACAGACGACGGTTCAACACCAGTGTTAGGCAATATGGGCTTTGCACATTTTGCAAATGTAAACAGCGGTACTCCAAACTTATACTACGAGCCGGGAACAGATGGCGACACTGCTCCATTACAACTACGTGGCACACTTTGGAAAGCAACAACTAACTCATCTGGTTCAGAAGTAGCATTCTACACTGCACAAAATGATCCAGTAACTGCTCTTACAAATGACGGTGCATTATGGTACAATTCAATTGTTGACGAAGTTGACATTATGATCCACAATGGCGATACTTGGGTTGGTTATCATAACTTTAGCGCAGAGTATGCAGATTGTGATCCAAACGGTCCAATCGTAAGTGCAAGCACTCCGTTACTACAAAGCGACGGCACAGCACTTGTAAACGGCGACTTATGGATTAGCACAGCAGACTTAGAAAATTATCCATTAATTTATAAGTTTAATGCAGACCTACAAAATACACCAGTTGCTAATCGTTGGATCTTGTTAGATACAGCAGATCAAACTAGCGAAGATGGCGTATTATTTGCAGATGCACGTTATAACACAGCAGGCGAAAACAGTGACGAAGCAGGTGACATTGATGCACTATTAACTTCAGACTACTTAGATCCGGATGCTCCAGATCCAGCACTATACCCAAAAGGTATGTTGCTATGGAACCTAAGACGTTCTGGTTTTAACGTTAAGAAGTTTGTACGCAATTACATTGATGTAAACGGTGACAACGAACGCCTAAACGACGAAGCAATGGCAGACTACTATCCACATCGTTGGGTAACTGAGTCAGGTAACCAAGGTGACGGTTCAGGTAGCTTTGGACGTAAAGCACAGCGTAAGGTTGTTGTACAAGCACTACAAGCTATGGTTAACTCAAACGATGACATTAGAGATGACGAGTCAAGAATCTTTAACTTGATGGCAACTCCAGGTTATCCAGAGCTAATTGGTGAAATGATCACATTAAACTATGACAGAGGCCTAAGTGCATTTGTTATTGGTGACACTCCAGCTAGACTACCATCAGATGCAACTTCATTAAACAACTGGGCAACTAACCAAGCACTAGCACCAGAAGATAACGACGACGGTTTAACTAGCCGTGATGAATACTTTGGTATTTTTTATCCTTGGGGCTTTACAAGTGACAACGCAGGCAACAATGTAGTTGTTCCGCCAAGTCATATGATGCTACGCACAGTTGCACTAAGTGACCAAGTTAGCTATCCTTGGTTTGCTCCAGCAGGTACAAGACGTGGTGGTATTACAAACGCTACAGCAACAGGTTATGTAGATGCTGAGGGCGAATTTGTAACAGTAGCGTTGAACGAAGGTCAGCGTGATACACTATATGCACAAGCTATTAACCCAATTACGTTTATTAGTGGTGCAGGACTTGTTAACTATGGACAGAAAACTCGTGCAAGAGGCTCAAGCGCACTAGACAGAATCAACGTAGCACGTTTAGTAATTTACTTACGCAGCCAGTTGAATCAGCTTGCTAAACCTTATATCTTTGAACCAAATGATAAGATCACACGTGATGAGATCAAACAAGCAGCAGAGAGCTTAATGCTCGAGCTTGTAGGTCAAAGAGCACTATATGACTTCTTAGTAGTTTGTGATGAATCAAACAACACTCCAAGCAGAGTTGATAGAAATGAGCTATACTTAGACATTGCTATTGAACCTGTTAAAGCAGTTGAGTTTATTTACATTCCACTAAGACTCAAGAACACTGGAGAAATTAGCGGGTTATAAGGCATAGAATTAGGCCTCTGAAATACGGGGCCTAATTTTGCTAAATACTTGTAACAGGAGAACAAAGAATGGCAATTTCAACACTATCAAAGATTACAGTTCCACTAGCAACAGGTGACTCAGCTGCAAGCCAAGGCTTGTTAATGCCTAAGCTACAGTACCGTTTCCGTGTAACACTAGAGAACTTTGGTGTATCAACACCAACAACAGAATTAACAAAGCAAGTAGTAGACGTAACTCGTCCAACAGTTAGCTTTGAAGAAATTCCAATTGAAGTTTACAACTCACGTGCATACCTAGCAGGTAAGCATACTTGGGAAGCAATTACACTTAACTTGCGTGAAGATGTAAACAACAACGTACAAAAACTAGTTGGCGAACAACTACAGAAGCAATTCGACTTCTACGAGCAGTCAAGTGCAGCATCAGGACAAGATTACAAGTTTACAACACGTATTGAAATCTTAGACGGCGGTAATGGTGCTAACACACCTAACGTACTTGAAACATTCGAACTATACGGTTGTTTTGTACAAAACGCTGCTTATAACCAACTTGCTTACAGTGCTAATGAGCCTGTAACAGTTACACTAAGCATCCGTTATGATAATGCTATCCAAACTCCAGAAGGTACTGGTATTGGTACAGCAGTCGGACGTACAGTAAATACATTAGTAACCGGCGGCGGCGTTTAATACAACTCCTGCGCCATTCAATATTAAAGGGAGCCGTTGAGCTCCCTTTTTTATTATATACGTACATAATTTCCAAAGATAAATATTAGTATGGCAAAGTTCAACGGATTTTTAGACAACATTGCAAACGGGATATTAAGTCCAAAAGGTAATATGGCCGATTGGCAACACGCCTCTCGTCTCTATGTTGTTGACACACAAAAACACGCTCCTAAGTTATCGTTTACATATCACGTAACGTTTTATCTTACTGAGCAAGCAAAGGCAGTAATACCAGAAGTTGATCAGTATAAACACGAAATTGGTATGCTTGTTAAACAAGCAGATTTGCCTAAATTTACAGCAGCAGTTGAAACTAAAAACAAATATAATCGTAAAAAGAATGTTCAAACAAGGATTGATTATAGCCCAGTAAATATAACATTCCACGATGATAACTATGGTGCTACTACAGCACTTTTAGAAGCATATTACAGATATTACTTCTCAGATGGTCATCATACAACAAGCGACGGTTCTTACGGTAATAGAAGAACTGGGGATACATTGTATGACGGCCCGGGCACTAATACATTTAAGTTTGGTATGGACAATAATATACCAAACGTACCATTTTTTGATAGAATTGAAATTGCACAAATGGCTCGTAAGAGCTATACAAAATATACTCTTGTAAATCCAATTATTTCAAACTGGGAACACGATACAGTTGCTAACGGTGAAAGCAATCCGCTCGAAAACAGAATTACTATAAACTATGATACTGTGTTTTATGATAGAGGACACGTTGAAGCAGGCGAAAACGGTGAACCTTCAGGATTTGGTAAGTCTGATCATTACGATGTAACACCTAGTCCTATTACACCATTAGGTGGAGGACAATTAGGTATTGATGGTATTTTTGGTACTGGTCTTGATTTATACGAATACATTACTCAAGGTAAGAACTTTAGCAATCCGTTAGAGGCAGGTATCGCAGCAGTTAACTTGTTTAATAGTGTAAGAGATAACGGTGTTGAAGGTCTTAGAGAAGGCGGAATGAGAGTAATCACAAATGCTATTGGCAGTGTAGCAGGAATTGATGTTTCTGGTGTGTCGCAAACATTCTTTCCAAAGAGTTCAGGTAGCGGTGGCTCAGGACAATTATTAGTTGCTACAGCAGCAATAGCAGGACTTTCAGCATTAACATCAAACAATGCAACATCGACAACTACTGGTGATACAAGTCCACAAACTATTGATGACGCAAGATTTCAAAACTTCCAAAAACAATATCAAGCTAATGGGGGCACTGGCGGTATTAATGGAGCTCGAATAAGTTACGATGCTTTATCAAATGCAGCAAAGGCACAATTCGATTAATAAGGAAAAATTATGTCAAGTTTACCAAAAGAAAAACCCAGCAATTTTAATGACAAAGGAGTAACTAAGTTTTTTGATACATACTTTTCAAAAGAATTAAGTTTTCCGTCAAACCAAGTAGATGCAGTAGTTACATTTTTTACAAAACGCGGCTTTGACAAAACAGGCGCAATTAGTGTTTCAACTACTCTACTTCAGCAGGCAAAACTCGATAGTGTTAATGTTTTTCAATTACTAGATACACTAAAAGGGTTAGACGAAGTTCAGCTAAGTGCTATTGTTACAGAAGTGCTAAACTATAATAGACCTAAAACAAGTACCCTAGGATATAAAAGAACTGAATCAGCTGACAAGATTGAAAAAAGAAATATTGTAGCGTGATATGGCTAGATTTGCTCAGGGGAAGTTTACACCTAAATTTCCTGAAAAGTACATAGGCACAAAAACTCCAACTTACAGAAGCAGTTGGGAATTTCATTTTATGAAATTCTGTGACGAACATCCTAGTGTAGAAAAATGGGCAAGCGAAGCAATACGTATTCCATATAAAAATCCTTTAACAGGCAAGCACACAATTTATGTTCCTGATTTCTTTATTGCCTATGCAGATAAGGGCGGATCAAAAAGAGTTGAATTAATAGAAGTTAAACCTGCTAATCAAGCAATAAGAGAAAAAGTAGGTCGCAGTCGTGTTAACCAAGCAAGTTATATAGTTAATCAAGCAAAATGGTCAGCAGCGTATGCTTATTGCAAACAAAAAGGAATTAAATTTAGAGTAATAACCGAAAATGATATATTTCACCAAGGTGGCACAAGACGATAAATAATAGTAGCATATAATGGTATAATATAATGACTAAAAAATTAGAAGAGCTTTTAAATTTGCCAGACTCTAAAGAAATTGTAGACGAAGCAAAAGCTGAAGATAAAAAAACAAAAAAAGAAACTACTATTGTTGAAATAGCAGAAACTCAGCGTGATATACAAGAGCTAGATAAAATTGCAAGTGCATTACCAAGAGTTAAAGGCTTAGGTGATAAAGCAGATGAAGAATTAGAAGATATTGCTAAAAAAGCATTGGACGCATATGAAGACTTAATGGACTTAGGTATGAATGTTGAAGCACGTTATAGTGGGCGTGTATTTGAAGTTGCTGGCGGTATGTTAAAAACATCATTAGATGCTAAAGTTGCAAAGATGGATAAAAAATTAAAGATGATCGAATTGCAACTTAAAAAAGAAAAAATGGATAGAGATAGTAGCCCGGGCGACGGGAACATTGTTTCAGGCGAAGGGTATGTAGTTACAGACCGTAATAGTTTATTAGAAAAACTAAAGAATATGGATAAATAATACAAAGCGGGAATACAAATATGAAAAGTTTTTCAGAATATTTAACAGAGTCTAAAAAGACATATGATTTTAAAATTGGCGTAGCAGGAGATTATGCCGCTGACTGTAAAGCAGGAATTGAATCTGCACTAGGAAAATATGGTGTGGTAAAAGTTACTGACGGCAAGCGAGTACCTATTTCAAAACGCCCATTAGATTTTCCACAGTTAGAAAACATTGATGTAACTTACTTTGAAGCAGAAGTTACATATCCAACTACTGTGCAAGTATTACAAGAGTATTTAGGCAAGTGTTGCAATATCCCGCAAAGCAACATTATTGTACGTGATCCACTTGCACCACAAGAAGAATACCAAGAAGAAAAAGAAAACGAGCCATACGAGTCGATGCTTAACACAGAAGATATGGGCGGCGAAAGCGCACAAGAAAGTGTAGCAGGTAGCAGAGTAATGGACTTATTAAAAGAACTAGAAACAGCTCGTAAAGAACGTGAAGTTGATCCAATTTCAGGCACTCCAGCAGGCGAGTCTAAGGACATTGGCGAATCAGAAAACAACAAATCGGTCGTAGGAGGCTAATAAAATGGATATGAAAAAAATCTTAGAAAATATGGATGCAGCAGCTAGAGGCGAAAAACCGTCAGCAGGTGCAGCAAACGTAAACGATATGAAGGCAATTTTAGAGTCTATTCAACAAGTTGAAGAATGCGGAATGGATGAAATGCCAATGCAGCCTCCAGCAATGTCACAACCAGAAGAAAAAGTTTCAATGAATGTTACACTTAATGCACGTGGCGATGCAGTAGAAGATTTAATTAGATTAATGGGCGGTGCAAAAGCACCACAGGACGCACCTGTACATATGCCACCACCTGATATGAAAATGCTTCCAGATCCGCACGATGCTGAAATGGGTGATATGAAAAAGATGATGAAAATTTCAACAGATGGTCCAGAAATGATGGACGACGATGTTGAAGAAGATTGGGACAATTCACCTGAAGAAGAATACGCTGATACAAAAACAATGACAAAAGATTTATCAGGCGGAATCAATAGAGAGAAAAAGGCATATGCTGCTACACAAGACGGTGACAACCCTATGGCAGTAGAAGCAGAAGAGCTAAAAAACAAAATCAAAGAAGAACTTATGGCAGCACTTGAAGGCAAATACAAGTCAGATGCACAACGCAAGGCAGTTCACGCAGCTAAAGCAGAAAAAAAGAACTAATACATTCTTATACCACTTAGGGCCTACGGGCCCTATTTTTTTGAATAAATATTTGTATGGCAGCATCATTAGACGGCGTATTAATTAAAAAAGCCAATAAACAAGAAACATTTACAAACGAGCAGATTGAAGACATTGCAAAATGTATGGATCCTAAAGATGGGTATTTGTATTTTGCAAAAAACTTTGCTTATATTCAGCATCCTGTAAAAGGTAAGTTGCTGTTTGATCCATATGACTATCAATTAGGTCTAATGGATACGTATCATAATTACCGATTTAATATTAATATGATGCCACGCCAGACAGGCAAGACTACTTGTGCTGCTATCTATCTTGCTTGGTATGCTATGTTTAATCCAGACCAAACTATTCTTATTGCGGCACACAAATATACAGGTGCTCAGGAAATTATGGCACGTATACGCTATGTGTATGAAACGTGTCCGGACCATATTAGAGCAGGTGTTACATCATACAACAAAGGTAGCATAGAGTTTGAAAATGGTAGTAGAATTGTAAGTCAAACAACAACAGGCAATACAGGACGTGGTATGTCTATCTCGCTACTATACTGTGACGAGTTTGCGTTTGTTATGCCCAACATTGCGGAAGAGTTTTGGACTTCAATTTCACCTACACTAGCAACAGGTGGTCGTGCTATTATTACAAGCACACCTAACAGTGACGAAGATACATTTGCTACTATCTGGAAACAAGCAGAACAACGTTTTGACGACCACGGCAACGAAAGCGATCTTGGTATTAATGGTTTTCGTTCTTTTGTAGCACATTGGAGTGAGCATCCTGACCGTGATGAAGAATGGAAAGCAGAAGAAATTGGACGCATTGGCGAAGAAAAGTTTAGACGTGAATATGGTTGTGAGTTCTTAGTATTTGACGAAACTCTTATTAACTCAATTAAACTTGCTGTGATGGAAGGCAAGAGCCCAGTATTAAATATGGGGCAAACACGCTGGTATAAAAAACCAAGCTCGCAGTACACATACGCAGTTGCTCTTGATCCAGCAATGGGCACTGGTGGTGATAATGCTGCGATACAAGTATACGAATTGCCTACATATGAACAAGTAGCAGAATGGCAACATAACAGTACTGCTATCCCCGGACAGATTAGAGTTCTTGCAGATATTTGTAGATATATAGAAGAACAAACAAAAAACCCGCAAGGGATTTATTGGAGCGTGGAGAACAATGGACTAGGTGAGGCTGCCCTTATCGTTATAAACGATTTTGGAGAAGAGAACATTCCGGGTTTGTTCGTCAGTGAGCCTATCCGAAAAGGACACGTTCGTAAGTTCCGCAAAGGATTTAACACAACGCATAGTACAAAAGTAACTGCTTGCAGTCGTTTAAAAACTATGATCGAAAATGATAAAATGACTATACATAGTAAACCTTTTATTTCTGAATTAAAAGGATACGTAGCAACTGGATCAAGTTATCAAGCAAAAGTAGGAATGACAGACGATTTAGTTAGTGCAACACTTCTTGCAATTAGAATGATGGCAGTATTAAAAGATTGGGATCCTAGAATCTATGATTCATTTAACCAAGCAGAACACGATGAAGATTATGAGCCACCAATGCCGATCTTCATTAGTACAAATTATTGATAAATAATATTATGAAGAGTCTTGACAACATAGCAGAAGATCTATTTAATAAGATCCGTGGACGTTTTCCTAGCGTTACAATTGGTGACGAAGCCGGGAAAGTAACCAATGACCCACTAACAGCCCGATTTTTTGATTTTGATTACAAAGAAGGCGACCGTAACGTAGGAAAAGTTAGTATTAGCATTAGCGAAGATAAACTTGCTGTTATGTATAGCAACAGTTTTGTAGAAAATGAAGATACTATCACTAGACAAAACTGGTACAACTTTTTAAAAGAGTTGCGTGTATTTGCTAAAAAAAGATTATTACAATTTGACACAAGAGATATTACAAAGTCAAACTTAGATAAAAGAGATTACAAATTCCTAGCACAGCAACAGGGCGGAGAACAGACAATGAGCGAGTCTAAAATGTATGGCACAAGTAAGATGAGTTATCAAAATATTGGTAACGCAAGATTAACTATTAAACACACTGAGAGTGTAAATCAAGAACTAGCATCAGGTAGAACACAAAAAATTGGAAAAATCTACATTGAAAGTGCTGAAGGCGAAAAGTTCATTTATCCTTTCAAACACTTAAACGGTGCTCGTGCAATGGCTCGTCACGTAGCAGAAGGCGGCAAACCATACGATGAATTTGGTAAACATATTACTGGACTATCAGAAGAACTAGCTAACTTACGTAAATTTAAAACATATATGAATCGCTCAAGCGTAATGGCAGAAGGTCTATCAGGTTATATGGATGCTGTTGTTGAAAGACTAGACACAATTAAAAAGACAGTTGCAAGCCTACAAAAAGAATCATACTATAAAGCCGCTGTTGAATCTTATGAAGTACCTGTAATGGAAGACGTGCCTGCAGATATTGCAGAAAATTGGATTGACGAACTTACTATTAGACAGTTTAATGAAGAACTAAAAGATGTATTTCCATATGTTTACAAACTAGTAAGTGAAGCAACTCGTGCAATTGAATTAGGCCCAGATGACTTATCAGAAGAATTACCTGCGGAAACTTACAAAGTACAAAAAGGCGACACTATCTTTAGTATATACAAAAGATTTAAAAATGCAAACTTCCAAGGAAGTGCGCCAGAAGAAGCAATTCAGGCAATTATGGACGAAAACCCAGACATTAAAGATCCATCAATGATACAACCTGGACAAATTATAAAAATGCCTTACTTTATGGGGGCTGGTCCAGACGGTGCTTCTAGAGGTTTGCCACCTGGTGGATTTAAAAATTACGGCGAGGAAATTGAATCAGAAATTGATACTCTATTAGGTCAGTTTAGTGATCGTACTGTAGCAGAAGATGATGATCCTTGTTGGAAAGGTTACAAACAGATTGGTATGAAGGAAAAGAACGGAAAAGAAGTTCCTAACTGCGTACCAGAAAATGAAGAAGCTAGACCTAAAGAAAAACAAATTCCAATTAGCGAGTTTATTCTTTCGTTGTTTGACAGAGAAAACGGTCAGTTTCCAAAAGGCGAAACAGCAGTACTAACAGCAGTAGAAAAAGATTACGGTGAGCAGTACATTAATCCTGCAAAAGCATTTATTGAGCGTATTCAAGAAACTTACGCAGATTTTAAAGAAGTTAATGTAGCACCAGTAGCTTCGCAAGAAGAAAACGATATCAAAAGATTAGCCGGTTTGTAAGAATTGGCTAACTTGATGATTTTTTTCAAGTTTTTTTAAGAAAATAACTTGACACGCTAAGTAGTAGAGTGTATATTATACACTGTGCTACAAGAAAAGGCACATACATAGGCATAAACAATTAGGAGGCACTAACTATGGCATCATTAGCAGAAATCCGAGCAAAGCTCAAAGAACAAGAAGCAGGCGCTTCAGGCAACCGTCAGTCAGGCGGTGGTGACAACAGCATTTACCCATTTTGGAATATTAAAGAAGGCGAAAGCGCAACGCTTCGTTTCCTTCCTGATGGCAACGCTGATAACACTTTCTTTTGGCAAGAGCGTTTGGTAATTAAACTACCATTTGCAGGCGTCAAAGGCGAAACTGATTCACGTCCAGTACAAGTACAGATTCCGTGTATGGAAATGTACGGCGAGCAGTGTAATATTCTTAACGAAGTACGCGGCTGGTTTAAAGATCCAACTCTAGAAGATATGGGTCGTAAATACTGGAAGAAGCGTTCATATATCTTCCAAGGCTTTGTTGTAGATAACCCACTAAGTGACGATGAGACTCCGGAGAATCCAATCCGTAGATTTATCATTGGTCCTCAAATCTTCCAGATTATTAAACAGGCTCTTATGGATCCTGATATGGAAGAGTTGCCAACAGATTACACAGCAGGTGTAGACTTCCGTCTTAACAAAACTTCAAAAGGCGGATATGCAGACTATTCAACATCTAACTGGGCACGTAGAGATCGTCCACTAAACGATGCTGAAATGAATGCAGTTAACACACACGGTTTGTTTAATCTAGCTGACTTCCTACCTAAAAAGCCAGGTGAAGTAGAACTTAAAGTGATGCAAGAAATGTTTGAAGCGTCTGTAGACGGTGAAGCATTTGATATGGATCGCTGGGGTCAATACTTCCGTCCAGCAGGTATGGCAGCACGTACAGGCGATCCAGTAGCACCGGCGGCTACTACTCCTGCTCCGGCTCCTACACCAGCACCTGAAGCAGCACCAGCGGCTCCAGTAGCAGAAGCACCAGCGGCAGCACCAGCGGCTGAAGCGGCTCCTGCAGATGGCGGCAACGCTCAAGACATTCTAGCAATGATTAGAGCACGTCAAGGACAGTAAAACAATATGACAGCTATTAACGAAACCGAAGCAGAGATTCACGGTTTACCTGTCAACACTT